CTGCTCAACATTCCACTGAGCGACAGGCATTCCCAACTCGTCCACGCCAGCAGATTCCCGGGAAAGGACCGTGACTGTTTCACCTGTGATCATGAGAATCACCTGCCAGCAGATCCACCTCGAACGCCCTGCCGACACCAACACCGAGGCTCTTGCGCTCTGCTTTCGTCAAGTACAGGTCGCCTTGCGGGTTGGAGTAGGAGAACTGCTGCGAGTATGGTCCTGCGGTGGTCATCATGCTGGACACGTCCCCGCCGGGAACACTGTCGCTGCCCATTGCTCGGCGCACAACCTGGCAGGAAACGCGCTTAAGCGTGGACTCAGGCAGCTCGCCCCACCGTCTGGTTGTGGTGCGGATCAGGTCGGCAGCATCGAGGAGCAGGACCTTGGCTCGTGCTTGCTCCTGTTCGGACAGGCCACGCCACCGCGCCTCCAGATCAGCGACCGTTGCGAACGCTTCTTCGCCCTGCTCCTCCATGCTTATCCCTCTTTCTTCGCTCGGCGTACCGCCGTTTTGCGGACGGAAACAGGTTTCTCCGGCACGAAATCACCAGGGAGTGTTTTCGCGGTTTCCTCGTCCACGTCCACCAGCACGCCGGATGTCTTGCTACGCAGTTTCACTGGTCGCGGCCTTCTCGGTCACGATTGCGAAACGCTCGGTGAACGCGTACCAGCCGTACACGATCTCAAGGCGCAGAGCGATCTGGTTCCTGCGCTTCAGGTCACCCTGACCGTCCGGGTCACCGAAGCGGATCAGCTCGATCGGCAGCTCACGCTGCACACCCCAACGGATACCGTTCTGGAAATCACCGAGAATGGCGCGCACACCCGTGTCCTTAGCTTCAGGCACACCGGAAACCGTGTTGCCCTGGGCGACAGTCACACCCATGAAGCCCGTGATGTCGGTTCCGAATCCGAGCTGCGGGTAACGCAACTGAGAGGTCTCGCCCGTGCCGTCTTTCACCTTGAGGCTGGCGAGCTTCCACGCGAACTTCGGGTCCATTGCCACGCCATTCACGCCCCACGAGGGAGCGGCGTTGATGAGGAGACCTGCAGCAGCGCGGAAATCATCATCCGCATCAGCCTTGTCAGCCGCGACTTTCTTCGTAGTCGCCGTGATGTAGTTGTTCCACGAGGAGACAGCGTTACCGGTCAAGGGGTTGATGCGGTGGAAAATACCGAGGTCGAGTGCCCTGGACAGTGCGACCTGACCAGCGTCAGCCAGCTCGCTGATTACGCCCAGCTGATAGTCCTCATCAGCCCACTGGACCTCTTCGTTGAATCGCAGGGTGACCTGCGCCTTGTGCGGTGCCACGCTCACAGATGTGAACCCGCCACCAGTCGAATTCTTCTCCGCGCCCTCTTCCACGAACTCGGCTTTGGGGAAGTCGTTGAAAACGATGACGTCCTGCGAGCCGAAACGCATGGGGGAGCGGGTGGACAGTTGTGCGACGAGGCTGGTCGAGCGAGCCTCCTTCACCATGCCGTCAGCGATTTCGCGCGGCATAAGAACCTTAGCGTCGGTTGTAGAAAAAACAGCCATGACTGGCTCCTTCCTGATTTTTAGTCGCGGCCAAACAATTCGCGCACGAGCCGCTGACCGTTAGAAATTGAAGAACTGGGTTGGTCGCCTTGGCCTCGCACGACTGGCGCGACAGGGCGACTAGAGATGACTTCTTTGAGAGACTGTGCGTGAGCCTTAATGTCGTCGAGCGTGGAACCACGCAGCACGCTTTCCGGGACCCCGGTTTCTTTCGCGACGTCGTGTTTCCACTGTTCGATCTGGTCACGCTCCTTGAACTCACTGACCTTAGCTTCAGCCTCTTCAAGCTTGGCCTGCAGGCCGCTCAGCTTGCCTGCCTGCTCTTTGAGCTGGTCGTAGTCAGCGAGCTTCCTGCGCTCTCTCACCAGGCGGTTTTCAATGATCCGGTCGAGGTCTTCCTGACTGGTGACCGGCTTGAATCCGCCTGTGTTTTCTGCCCCGTTGGCACCAGTGTTGATGCTTGCGGTTGAATCAGACATGGTCTGTTCCTTTCTTCCCGTTTATGGCTCGTCAGCCTTGTTTGATCCAGCCAATGTTCTCCGGGCTGTTTACGGAGCGCCACAAGTGGGCATAACAAAACCCCGCATGGCAAAGACCAATGCGGGGCAAAATGGGCGAAAGGTTCGCTTCTTACCTACTTGCGGAAGTAAATCTCTTGAAGCTCCAGAAACTCTTCTTCCAAGTAGTCACGTGGGCCGCCAAACTTCTTAAATAGTTCATACAGCTCATCTGACAACTTCGTATCATGGTTGCACAGGACATCTGAAGCTGCCTGACATGCTGCTGAGCCATCAACCTCATACAATGCCTGAAGCTCTCTTGAATCAGGGTCATTTTGGCCTCTGACAGAGTCAACCAGAGCAAAAAGCCCTGACGCAAGTTTGGCAAAATCGTCCATAACGCTAATCTACCATTATTCCAACCCTCTGTAGGCGGTAGTTACGCGCGTGATGCCTTTCTTTACAGAAAATGCAACATATATAGTTTCCCCGTTCCAAGTGCCTACATACAGATTTCGTTTTCCCTCGCTTAATTGTCCTTTACGTAAAACGGCTCGGATTGCTTGAGCTATTTCGTTTTCAGTCCAATCCTCCGGAAATTCCGTTTTATCGTTGAGCCATCCATACCCGTACTCGTGTCCGCCCTGATTATTAAGGTCACCGTAGAGGATATGATTCCATTCTTTAGCCCGCAGCAATGGGAGATCTTCGGGCCAATCGTCAGGCGGCTCTGTAGGTACTGCGGGAGGGAGCCTGTGACGAGGGGTTTCAGGAATCGCCATGTCATCAAGTCGCGATCGAGCCCTGCGTCGAAGCTCGACCATCTGAGAAACTTGCATGGTGCCATCTTTCGATGCACCCTTAATTGCTTTAGCCGGACGCTCTTTGCCAGAGCGACGCGTTTCAATGCTGTCTTTAAAAGTATTCTGGAATTTATGCCTCATAACCATAACAACATGGTTTGCGTTATTGGGATCAAGTCCCTCATCCTCAGCAATTATCCGCGCCGCCTTGTACTGCGCATACAGCGTGTCCGGGTCGTAGCCGGTGATGTGAGCGCTTGTGGCTTCAAACGATGGGACGATCTCGCAGTCGCAGTCATTGTGGAAGGTGCCTTCGACGAAGCCGGCTGTCTCTTTCGTGCGGTACACGAAGCCTCTGGAGGCGAGCATTGCGCACCATGCGCACGTGTGCGCGCCGCGAGGAACCCTGGCGTAACGCGGCTTCGCCGGGTCCAACTCAACGTTCCTGGCCACAGTGTCGCGGCCGGAGTATTTGACCCAGGCTTGCACGCACCCCTCCAGTACGCGCCGCACCTGCCCGGGGTCATCGCCCCACAGGCCGCCGGCAGCCCACCGCACGGTCTCCACGATCGCCTCGCGCTTCACGCCACTACTGAGCACGGTCTCGTAGGGCGGGAGGCCTGCGACTTTGCTGCGCAGATTCTCATACCACTCGGCAGCAGCAACAGCCGCAATATCCCCATAGGTAGCGGCCAGCTGGGGAAGAAATTCCAGCAGCGCGTCACGCACCACCGCGGGCTGCGTCAGGTCGAGCAGTGCGAAGAACTTGCGCAGGTCGCGTTGTGCCAGGCGAACGATTTTGCGTGTCTGCTTCGAGTAACCAGACAGGTTTTCGCGTGTCGCCACTGCTCATCACTCCTCAGGCGCTTCAGGCTCTGCCTCGTCTGGAAGCTGGGCGAGACGATCCAACACGCCACCAGCCGCACTACGCGTCAGCTCGGTTTTCATCTGCTTGATCTCTGTATTCGTGAACCCGGCCCTGCGCATTCCAACGGTCGTGCCAGCCGCGTCAGGAATAGCCTGCGCGATCTTCACAATGAAATCGGATGCGGCCTGCGGGGAGACGTAGCGTGCGGGGGTCCAGTTGACGTCCAGCTTCCACGAATCAGCCGGAGGAACGTCCAGGTTGTCACGCACCATCACGATGTCTTCAGCGACCCTGCGCAACGCCGGGCGGAAAATGCCCCACTGATACTCAGCTTCATCACTCAGGGAGTATTCGGCTGCTTGCATGGCTTCCGCGCTGGCCGGGTTGTCCCCGAAAATCCCCACGCTGCTCATCGGCAGGTTCACAGCCGCGCACATGTTCTGCGCCAACTGCCGGTACATTGACAGGTGCGGGTCCATGCTCATCTGCGGGAACTGCCCGACAGTCGGCGCACTGCCTTCCTCGTTCAGTGTGAGGTTCAGAATGCGGCCCATTGTGGCTGTCCACCGGTCCACGCCCTCGAACGCGTCAGGATCAGTACCCACCGCCCACCTTTGCGGGCTGGAGAAGAACTCAGCCGATGTTTCCGTGCGCACCAGCGTCCTGATAGCAGCGTCCGTCAGGTAGCGTACTTCGCGAGTAATACGCGACCGGCCAAACCTGCGGCCAAGCTGCGGGTCATACACCAAAGGCTCCACCAGCACGCGCCCAGTACGGTTCGCCATCCGCTCCATGCGCCACACGCCACTGTCACGAGAGGCCTGAATGATCGAGTCAGGAAAATACAGGACAAACCCGGTAGGAACCGACTTCGTCACGTACTTCGCGTCCGTGGCTTCGCTGCGCGTGCTGGTCACGGCGAGCGCGGCGCGCAGCACGCGCGTCCTGGTGTCGAAAATGCCGGTTGTCCATCTGGCTGAGCGTGCCTGCACCATTACTTCGGGTTCGCCGGCCTGCGTGTCGCCGGGCAGGATGGTGAGGAAGGAGCATGCTTGTTTGTATGCTGCGCTGATTCCCATTGCGAGTTCGGATGTGAACGCTGAGCGCTCCAGTGTTTCGCCCAGGTCGAATGGGTCGAGGGAGCCGTCGAGTGTGTAGCCTTCGAATTTGTGTTTGCGTGCGAGCATGCTGACGGCTTTTTGTGGCCAGCCCAGGGCGACGCGGACCTGCTGCATTTGCGGAGGGATGCTGATCCCGAGGTCTTGGAAGGCGCGGTGTCCGTCGTAGTACGCGTCGAGGAGGTCGTTCTTGAAGGCTTTTGCCTGGATCTGGTTCCACATGGCGGTGAGCATGGCTTGCTCGCTGCCTGTTAGTTCCTCAAACACCGGTGCGCTCATAGGATGATCACTCCTTTCCCGCCTGTCACTGCTTTCGGCCTGCGTCTGGTGGTTCTGGCTGCCCAGTGCGCCAGCGTGACCGCGTCCATTCCTGCAGCCGTCGCTCCTTCGGGCGCGGCCCACCCGAAGCCGCCCGCGTTGCCGATCTTCCTGCGCACGATCACGTTCACCTCGCTGGCCAGCTCGTCATCTTTCAGGTGCGTGATGGTGCCGTCTTTGATTGCCGCGTCCATCATCGAATGCGCGCTGATCACGTCGTTCACGGTTGGTGTCCAAATCACGCGGGATGGGATGCCGTTCGCCCTGAGGCGGTCGATGATGTCTGCAGCGCCGCTCTTCCCGTCGACCACGATCTGTGCCCACCTGTCCTGGTACTCCAGCAGGTAGTCCACGATCCACTGCACGCCGTCGCCCATGGTGCGCACGCCCTGGCGGGTAGCCAGCTCGACGTGGACCTGCTGCGACCTGCCGCGCTCCCTGCCAGCCCTGGCCACACCCACCGTTGCGCCGTCAATACTGAACCTGACGGCCGCGCACCACTTCAAACCAGGCGGAACCTGCCCGGCTGGGATTTCCAGCTCACCCCACCGGCCTGCGTTGATCGCAGTCTGGACGTTTTTACCGTCCCACAGTCCGAGAGCTTCACGCCGGAAATTATCCACCGACCCCAACAGCTTCTTCATACGCAGGACAGCTGTCTTACTCGTGCGGTGCGGGAAAGACGGGTTGGCTTTCGCTATCTGATCCCAATCCAGTTTGCTGCCCTGCCACAACGCGGGGTCAGTCCCATCATCCGCGCCGAACTCCACATACAGCGTGTCCTTGTCACCGCCTAGCGCGTCGGCGCGCCTGGCCTCGAACACTTCACCCGGATCCTTCGGCCTGGGCGGGGTTCCCATCAGCAGTACGAGCCCGTTTGGTGCCGCGTTCGTCGCAGGAACCATGTCGCTCATGGCGTTCTCGGTCAGGATTTGCGCCTCGTCAAGCACCAGCATGTCGACCTTCGCGAAGCCTCGACCGAACCCAGATTCCCTAGCTCCGAACAAGATGCGTGACCCGTTCTTGAACAGGACGGCCTGCTCGCCGTTCGCTGCACGCACTGCGCTAATGTAAGCCGCGACTTTGGGTTTGCGGCTCATTGACCGCATCGACTGGAACGTCTCATTCGCCGTCCTCGTCCTGTGCGCCGTCCAAATCACCGTCAAACCAGCCTGCAACATGCACAAGGCGAACGCGATCCACCCAACCGTGTACGTCTTGCCCGTCTGGCGTGGGATGCTCATGACCACGCCGCCCACGCCAGCCGCATACAAGCCGCCACGACGCTTCGCCAAAATCAAACTGCCCAAACCGTCCTGCCACGTATCAAACGTGACACCCAGCCTGTCGCACTGCGCCCTGACAGCAGAAAACCCAGTGGACTTAATCCCACTGGGTACGTGCAGTTCTTTAGCCGCTTCAGATAGTAGAGGGGTCGAACTCCTCGTCACGTGTGTCAATGCGACCCCCAGCCTCCGCGTTGTCTTGAGTGTCGATCGCCTTAATCTCCCGAGCAATATCCATCAGCCGCTTCGTCAACGCCGCCAGATCACGCGCGGGAGTGTCAGGATTCTCGACCGCCCTAGCAACACGGTCACGCATCGCGACCAGCAGTTCACGCGTGGAACCATCCGACGCGGCCTGAGTCACCGACAGTTTCCGCTTGGATCTGCGTTTCCGCTTGGGCGGCTCAATGTCCATGCCGCCTACTACTTTCATGCCCGACACAAACACCACCACCCTTGTTGCTTATGTGAATCGTCTGCCTGTCACGCGAATAAACCGCTGCCGCGAATAAAACTCAACACTGACACCATCAATCACGCGCCGACTGCCCGCCTGCTCACCAGCCTCAACGAACACATGAACACCAGTTCCCGACACGGACCGCTCAGCGAATACGACAGTCTGGCTGATCGTCTCGATAAAGCTGCGCGCCTGATCGTCCGTCACATGATCCACATCAAAACATGCCAACCCGCCGCCCAGCATGATGCCAAACCCGTCACCCGCGCCACGCTGAACATCCGCATACGTGCTCCACGTGTCCGGACGTGTTGACGAAGCCGGACACCCATCAGGCGTAATCGGACGCTTCCCATCGCACCGCACCCACGCCTTGCGGGACGTCATGAACGCAGGGAACATGGCGCGAGATGCCGCCTTACGGCACCTGTCCCAACAGAACCGCTTCGGCCTGCCAGTCGCCTTCACTTTGAGCGGTTTCCCGCACCACTCACACCTGCGTTCCATGCCACTATTCTACCACGAAACACCCGTTCACCTGCAGTTTGTCCGGAAACTCCAAAAGCCGAACACCACAAACACGACGACCATGCGGAAACCAAGAAAACAACCCAACCAGCCTGAAAAGCGCTCACACAGCCCGCCAGACACGCTCACGGGGATATTCCGTGGGAAGTGGGAAAAACGTCGGGGAGATATTTCGCTATACGCCTTGGGGAGCGCCGCGCCCACCCCCGGGGGGCATCCCCCGGTCTCAACCACAAACAACCCCTACGTTAACACTCACCACCGCGCCGCGAGCGGCCTTTCACCACTGCGAACTGCGAACAGAACTTTCAATGCGAATTCTCTTCGCTCGAATCCTGCGCGCCCGGCTCGACTTCGCAACACGTCCAGCGCCTTTCGATTGATTACAACGACGACAAAGCACTTGAACGTTCTCGATCGTGTCTTTGCCGCCGAGCGCGTGTGGAATGATGTGGTCAGCTTCCGCGCTCACTGGTGTGCGACCGTGAGCATAGTCGAGGACCGCGTGGCAGCGTGGGCAGTGTGTCAGGCCTGCGGCTTGGGCTTGGCGTTTGGCTTGCGCTGCGACGCGCTTCCACTTGGATGTGCCGGTGCGTGATGTTGCCATGATAGGTTTTCAGCCCCGCTGCTGTTTTTGGGCGCACTGCGTCCCGATTTCATCTTTCATTTTAGCAAACAATCATGATCATGGGTAGTGTTCATGCGCGTGTTGACCACAGCGAGGGGGTAGGTTTTCGGACGCCCCGCCCTAGGTTCAATGACCCCCCGGTGCGCCCACAGGTCGATCTGGTTGTCTGTGAGGGTGGGCCAGATAGTCTTGAGATCCTGCCGCGTCACATACACGTCCAGGTTGGTGACGTGCTGGAGCCGCGTCTTGGCGGCTTCGCCTTGGGTGAGATAGAGCCTGTCGCAGGTGTTGCACCAGGACTGGTCGGTGAGGCCGCGTCTGGTGGGGTACCGGTAGATCCTGCCACCGCATTCGCACGTGCCGACCAGCGTGGGCGCGTGGCCGGTGAGGCGGGCGATGTGGTGGTGGATGCGGTGGATCTCGTCCAGGACAGCATCTGCGTCTGGGTAGTGTTCTGCTGCCCAGGGAATGTCACGCTGCAGGTCAGCTATCGGACTACCAGTAGTGTGCGTGCCGCGTTCACTGGCAATCGCACGAGCATACGAGGCGAGGATTTCCAGTGCGCCCACATGCGTCCTAATCCCCGGCCACCCATCATCAGTCTGATCAATCCTGTGGTCTAGCCCGAAGGGCAGGCCGTCATGCACACCACACCGTGATGGCGTGATCCTTGCTGACCTGACTCCGTAGACGATGGTGGACCGCGCGGTGAGCAGTGGGAGCCATGCGGCTATGTCGGATAGCTCGCCTATGGCTTTGCTGGTTTTGCGCTTGGTTGTTGTTGTCGCGTCCACCGTCGCGTTCCTTTCGTGTTGGTTTCAATTCTTGCAGGTTGATTTGTGTTTTTCACACTCCTGTGGCTGAGGTGTGTTGGTGGGGTGGTTGTGGTGTTGTAACGCCTCCTTCATTAGGTGTCTAGTGTGCTTGACTTGAATAAGTCTATGGGGGTAGAATATAGTTATGAAGCGGAGAGACCTCATCAAACAACTCGACAAAATCGCCAAAGCCAAAGGCAAAACACTCACCCTCACAGAAGGCGGCAACCACACCAAAGTCACCATCGGAAACTGGAGCGAACCAATCCCACGCCACAGAGAAATCAACGAGCTACTAGCAAAAGCAATCATCAGGAGAGCACAGAAATGACACACATCAACGCAACCGCCACCCGCTGCGACGGATGGTGGTCCGCCGACTTCACCATCAACAACCGCGAGTACGGAACCCAAGCGCGCCGCCTCGACCAGCTCGAAGCCATGATCAAAGACGCCGCCGCACTCATGACCGGCCAGCCAGAAGAAACCTTCACCGTCACCATCGAACCCCACGGACTCCCGCTCGAAGCAATCAACCGCTACAAGAACGCCACTAAAGCCGCACAAGACGCAGAACAAGAACTGTCCGCATCCTCGCGCACCGCAGTCCAACTCCTGACACAGGCAGGCCTGTCCATGCGTGACATCGGATCGATCATGGGAGTATCCGTACAACGCGTCTCCCAACTCGCAAAAGCCTAACAACCAGCCTCACAAGTCCGTATCCGGCCTGCTGCCCGTCAGCAGTGCGACAAGGTCGTTGAGTGTCATGAGTACCCACTGTGAGCCGGGGTCTGTGACTGCGCGCCGCTTCGCCACGACAATCCCCGCGAGCGCGTCATCATTCCCCATTTCGGTGTGGGCTTCGCTGGCCCATTGGGCGGGTAGGAGGCGGCCACCGTAGTCTTTGGTTTCAATGGTGATGCGCCTGCCCATGTGCCGCACTCCCGCAATGTCGCCGGTGTCGCGCGCCCCGGTGCGAACTTTCCGGTCGATCCGGTCGTCTACCTGCTGGGCGAGGTAGTTGGCGATGGTGCGTTCGAAGCGTGCTCCGGCCTGGCGGGCGCTCCTGTTGGTGCGTGTCACTGGTGGTGTCCTTTCGTGTTGATAATGTCGCGTCCTATTTCAGCGAGCAGTCTGGTCACGCTCGCCCCCTCGGTGTGAATACTGGCTTCAACGTGGTGGTCACTGCCTGGGGTGAGCTGGTCGAGCGTGACGGCTTTGCTGGTGAGCACCTTGTGTATGATGGGGTCGAGCGTTCCCTGGGCGATGAGTGTGGTGATGGTGACGGGGCTGGTTTGTGTGATCCTATGGATCCTGTCCTCGGCTTGGGTGACGAGGGCGGGTGTCCACTCGGTTTCCACGAAAAGGGCGTCCTGGGCGCGCGTGAGGGTGAGACCAACTCCCGCTGCGGTGATTTGTGCGATGAGCACGTCTACCTTGCCCGCCTGAAAAGCGCGGACTGTCTCGTCTCGCTCGGCCTTGCTGGTTGCCCCGTAGTAGGTGCGCACTGTGGCGTGTGGGAGCATGTGGGTGAGCTTGTCGGCCAGCTGGTGGATGACCTCTGTGTGGATACACCAGGCGATGAGCGGGCGGCCAGTCCCCTCAATATGAGTAGTAATCCACTGGGTAGCCGGGTCGATTTTGAGAATGCCGGTAGCGTGCCGCATCTGTGAGACAAACTCTTTCGCATGATCCTGCAGTTCGGCTTGCGTGTATCCCTTGCGCTTGAGCTTGGCGGCCACGTCCCGGAACGCTTTGGCGCGTTGCGTGTCGGGAATGTCAACGAGCTGCGTGTAGCGCGTTTTAGGCGGCAGGTCGGACAGGACACCTTTTTTGGTGCGCCTGCTCCACACGTGCTCGTTGAGCCTCTTGTGGAGGTCTGGCATGCGCTCGGGGATAGGTTCTGGCGTGCCCCAGTAGTTTTCCCGCGTGTAATACGTTTTGAAATTGGCGGGAAAATAGCTGGTTTTGCTGAGCATGGTGAGCAATGGGAGCACGTCGAGCGGGCTGGAGACAATGGGCGTACCAGTCAGGCACACGGTTTTTCTGGCTTTCCGGGCGAGTTGGAGCATGATGCGAGTGCGTTTGGCTCGCACGTTTTTCGCCCTGTGCGCCTCGTCGTAAATGAGGAGGCCGGGCTGCCAAGCTGCTAGGAGGCGGGCGAGTGGTGTGCGACTGGCGGCGAGCGTGTCACTGGTGATCACAATCCCACCGGCGGGCAGGGATGCGGGTGTGCGCGTGCTGCTGGTGATGGTGGTGATCGTGCTGGCTGGCGTGTGCTCCGCGACCCCACTCCGCCGTGTTTCGTTTTCCCAGTTACTAATAAGGCTGGGTGGGCAGATTATAAGAATTCTACTTGGTTTTATTATTGCCGCAATTAAAAGAGCTTGAATTGTTTTACCGAGGCCGGGCTCGTCGGCAATTAGTGTGTGGTTTTGGAATACTGCTCGCACCGCGCCGATTGTTTGATATGTGTATGGCTGCGGGGTAAACCAGTTATTTGAATTCAGCGGGTGTTTTTTATCTTCGACCTCCACGCTGCCGGTCGGTGTTGCCATGATCATATCACGCTGCGCGGCGGCGGGGTAGTAGCAGGGTTCGGAATCGGTTTGCGAGTGGTGGTTTGTTTTTGGGAACCAGTCAGTGGTTCCGGCGGCAGTGGTTCCCGTACCCACCCCCTGTAAGGGGGTGGGGTGGTGGGGGAACCAGTCAGCACCGGTTCCGGGAACCAGTCGGGAACCAGTGGGAACCAGTCGTTTGGGTTGTGGAAAATACTGTGGATAGCTCATTCCTGACCTCCCTCGACGACGTGGAGGCGAGCCGTTCCGCCTACCGGGATACCGTCGCTTTCAGCCCTGTAGACGTGTGCTGAGCGTAGTAATCGCGAATTCCTCGGCCCTTCTTTTTCAATTAGATAATTCTCGTTTAATAGAATGTTGATTGCTTTAAAGATTGTGGCGTTTTTGGCTTTTCCTCCGTCCTCTTTGTAGTTTCTTTTGACGTCGTTCATGGAAATTGGTGTCTTGTATCTTTCGATTATTCGGGAGAGTTTTTCCATGAGGTGAATGGGGCGGAATTCTTTTATGCTCGTGTTTTCTTGGGTGGTGTCTGGTGGGTTGATGGTGGTGGTGATCCGCGCTGGGTCAGTGCTGTCGATGGTGATGCGGGCTGCTTCCTGGGTGCGGTCTGAGGGGCGGTATGTGCCGGATTTTGGTCGGATGCTGCCTGGCCTGTCTTTGGCGACGCGTAGTGTGATGGTGCCTTTCATTCCGCGCCCTAACGGGTGGATGACTTCTGCGAGGTATGAGGCTCCGTCGATGGCGGCCATTTTGGTTTGGCCGCCGATGGCGAAGCGTCCTCTCGTGTCGGTGTTTTTGGTGACGTGGTCGATGAGGATGACTGCTGCGCCGGTGTGTCGGGCGATGGTGCGTGGGATGTGGCGGTGCCATCGGGCGATGTCGTCGTTGTCTTTGCTGGCTGCTCCTTCTTGTGTGAGTGCGTCTGTGACGCCGTCGATGATGGCGAGTGTGTATGTGTGTGTGAGGAGTGTGCGAAATGCGTGTTGTTCGCGCGTGGTGTAGGGGGATTGTTCTGGCCTGATGTAGGTCAGACCATCGGCAATCTGCTTATGAGTGCAGCCCATGAGGGTGAGGCGTTCGATGATTTGGCCTGCGTCGCTTTCGTAGTCGATGTAGGCGACGTTGTTCCCGGCTTGGAGTTGGCGGGCGGTTTCGGTTTGGATGAGGAGGCTTTTGCCTGATTCTGATTCGCCGTGGATGTCGTGGACGAGGCCGGGGTAGAGGAGGGCGACGTTGTCGGTGCGTGTGAAGAGCGTGGGGACTGGCGGGGTGTAGGTGCCGTCGAGGTATGGGGTGAGGTTGGTGGGTTGCCATGTGGGCGGCAGGTCGTCCTCGTCGCCCTCGCTGTTTTCGTGTTGTGGCGTGGTGGTGTCCGGGATCGTGTCCGCATTATCGTCCTGGTTGTCGTGTTCCTCGCTTGGTGTGAGTGGTGTGAGGGGCAGGTCGATAATGATGTCGCCCTCGTGGTCGTGGGTGCCGTAGCCGTCGCGGGCGAGTTGGCGCGCAGCGGCTTGGTAGTCGCCACCGTGGTTGATGAGCGCGTAGGCGGCGAATTTCGTGTAGGGGGTTTCTGGCAGCAATTCTGTGCTGGTGGTGAACACGTAGAGGCGGTTGCGGTCGGTGTTGTGCCCGGTGGTGGCTGATATGCCGGTTTTTTTGCCTGGCCTGCGCCAGTAGGTGGTGTTGCCTTGGGTGAATACGGGTGTCCACCCGTGGGGCGTGAGGATGCGGTCCCACGTGGTGGTGTTCTCGTAGTGGTCGCCTGGCCTGTCGCCCTCACGGTCAGTTGTGGTGGCGGGTGGTGTGGTGTGTTCGGCGGGGTGGTATTCGTTGAGGGTGGCGGTGATGATCGCGTAGAGGTCTTCGACCTGCTCACTGGTGAGTGTGGGGATCGACTGCGGTCCGCCTGTGATGCGTTTCCATGGGATGCCGGTGTGGTGGTATTGGCCGGGTGTGGGGCTGGTGACGCTGTACCCGCCTTCCCCGCGTGTTTCTGCGAGGACTTCCCGCTTATTGTTCATGGCGAGTTTGCGGTTGGGCTCAGATGGCTCACTGGTGCGGATGTAGAAGTGCATTCCCCCTGAGGGCGTGTTTTCGCTCCACCCGGTGAGGATGGTTTGCCACAGGCCGCTGAGGCCGCTGCCGTGCATGTTGGTGGCGAGCTCGCCGAGTTTGCCCATGGCGCGGCCTTCGAGTTCGATCATGGTGAGGTTGCCGGACACTGCCCCGCAGATGACGGCAATACCGTGCTGCTCGCCGGTAAACCATTGGTCGGCCTGCGTGAGTGTGGCGCGTTGCTGCGTGTACGGTTTCCACGCGACGGCTGGCCGCTTATCGCCCCTGTCTGTAGCGGGCAGGATGGGGATGATACTGATGCCGCTAGCGAGGCATTCGTGCGCGTGGGCGAGGATCGGGTTCATTGTTGTGGTTCCGTGAAGAGTGCAGGCTGATCTGGGGTTGGGTCTGGGTCGGGTGTTTCGCGCTCGATAAGCGTGACAGTCCACTTGGGTGGTGAGACGAGCTGGTGGCCGACGTCGAGGAGCAGGTCACGATCGTGGACGGCTGTTCCCTGCCACGTCCAGACCGGGCTGGAGGGGAAATTCTTCGTGTGAATGCGGAGCATGTCATCTTCCTTAATGTCCTGCATGGTGATGGGCTGCCACATGAGAGTGCTCCTTTCCTTGTTTTGGCTTGACTGTGTGGTTTGGTGCCCGCCCGCGCCTTGCACGCGGTGTGGCTGCTGGCCGGGCTGTGGGGGGTTATTTGATGGTGTTGCGGATGATGGCGACCATGCTCGGGTCGATTTGGAGGGCGCTTGCGATTGCCTGGTCGTCGAGGCCTGCCTGGATCAGCGTGGTGATCTGCTCACCCTGACTGGCTGCCTGCCCCGCCGAAGCGGCTGGTGCTGGTGCCTGTGGTGCTGCCTGTGCGGCTTGCGTGGGCGCGGCCTGTTCCTGCAATGCCTTGTCCATCCCAGCCACGTCGCCTTTAGCGACCTGGTAGGAGAACATCTTCTCGTGGTACGAGGAGCGGCCGTCCCTGCCGAACTGCTTTTTCTCCTCGATGAACGTCGCGGTGAACGTGTTGCCCAGGGCGAGAGCTTCACTGGCTTTCGTAGAACCGTAGGTGCGCATCGCGTCCAGGAGGGCGCGCTTCTTATTGCCCCACGCTGGAATGTAAACGGCGCGTTGCCCATCGTCGTCTGCGTCCACCTGTTCACTGGTTTGGATGGTGATGACGAACTGCATTTTCGGGCTGCCGTCTTCGAATTCGGCTGGCTTGCCGGTCGTGTAGTCGGTGGTCTGCCTGTAGTCCAGGTCGGTGATGGTGCCGGTCACTGTTTTGCCCGGCAGGTCGTCCTTACTGAACGCGCTTTTGCTGCCTGTTTTCAGGCCCTCGTCAATAAGCGTGTAATCGATCATGATGCTTTCTCCTTCTTGTTGTTGGTTGGCAGGTCGATGGTGATTCCACCGACCGTTTGGTGTGGCGGCTGCCAGTTTGGGTAGCGGCTGCACGAGTAGCAGCCGTCTGCCCTGGGTAGGCCACTGATCCACTGGTCCACGCCCTTACTGCCGGTGAGGCTGCGTAGCGTGGTGATCTGCGTGGCGAACCGGTTGGCACGCTCGAGCGCGCTGACGGCTGCCTGTTGGTCGTATGGGGCGGTCCACCAGTAGTGGTCGCTCCACTTGTTGGAGGTGCGGGGCAGGAAGCAGATCGCGACCGTGCTGATCGGTATGCCTGCCTGGTTCCACCCGTGTGCGTACAGGTGTGCTTGCGTCTGGTAGACGGCGGGTGGCCCGTCGTGCCGGTACTTGCGTAAGGATGTGATGGATACGTTTTTCCAGTCGATGACCATTCCGGCTTCAAGGTCGACGAGGTCGGTGCTGCCTGTGATGGGCGTGCCCGCGATGGTGCCGACCGTGATTTTCTGCTCGGTTAGATACCGCTGCAATGCGTCTTCGTGCTCGTATTCTTTACGGTTCCATTCGGCCTTGTTGAAAGCGTCTTCGAGCCACAAGTGCATCGCCGTGCCGACCGTTGTTACCCACGGTATGCCCGCGTCGTGCTGCTCCCACCCGGCGAGGCGTGCTGCCAGGCAGTGGTCGCACGGGGTGCCGATCTCACTGGGTCCGATCGTTTTCTGCAAGGACCGGGGGTGGTGCGTGATCGCGTGCACGATCACCTGTTCGGCGTCGGCTTGCGCCTGCTCGGGAGTGATACCTGTGGGCTGGCTCCACGAGGGGAGGCGGCCTGTGATGGGTGTCCTGCTCATTTGATGGTGACTCCTGGCGTGCTCACCGTGTAGAAGCCATCCTGTTCAAGGACGATTGTGGGGATCATGCGTTTGACGGCCGCAATGTCGATGGTGGGCTTGTAGTACTCGGGGTTCCGCGTGGCCGGGTAGGTGGCTGCGAGTTTCTTAGTGTCGAGCCTGCGAGCGCCCGCCCTCACAGTGATCGTGTACCCGTCTTCCTCACGCGTTTCACCTTCGGGAATGAGCGTGCGCACGTGGTCTTCCAGCTGGTGCTTCTCGTCGGTCAGCTGGCTGATTTGCTTGTTGATTGTTTGGATCCGGCTTGCGGCTTGGGCGAGCGTCATGGTGGTCATTTCTGGTTCCTTACTGTTTTTGCGATGTCGTGGAGTTGTTTTTCGAGTTTGCTGATTGTCTTGTCTGTGTCGGCTATCTGGTCGTAGATGTTTGTGATGTGCTCACGCGTGTACTCGTCGAGGTTCATGTATTGCGCTTCGAGTGTGGCGAGCCTTTGCCGCTCAATGTCTCCGATCACTGGTTTCCTCCTGTTTTTCTGTGGGTGGTTCGTGATCCAGTTGTGGGGTTGTGTGGAGTGGCGGCACTAGATGTGAGGGTGTTGTAACATCCGACCCACTACATGTAGTGTTGTTCTGTAAGGCGCTGCCACTTGCTGCAATGTGCTGGTGGGGTGCGTGGACACTACAAGCAAAGGAGGTGAAAAACTCATGGCTCGTAAATCGAACAGCGGAAAATACCGCTCGGCCAAGACGGGGCGATATGTCACCCGCAAACATGGGGAAAGCCACCCCGCAACGACTGTTAAAGAAAGCAAGTAACAGGGCCTCTTGAAACGTCGTTGATCGTCTGTGCGGAGTAGCTTTCAAGACCATCATATCTTGGCGGCTGCTCCGCACAACGATGCTAATCGCCACTTTTCTTCACCTCCTCCAACCAATCGTCAAGATCACGCCTTTGGTACCGCACAAACCGGGAGCCGAACTTAGAAAACGCCGGTCCTACGCCCCTAGCCCGCCACTCCTGCAGAAGCCTCACCGAGACACCCAAGTACTCAGCAGCCTCTTTCGGGCTCAACACATCATTCATTTGGCTGTCCTTTCGTTTTTATTTGAGTGGCTGGATGCTGAGCACGCAGTAGCCAGGCTGTAGGGCCTCGGGGAACTGGTTTGAGTTCAGCACGTGCGTGATCTCGTATACCGGGCGCTTGCCGGTGAACATCATGATTTTTTGGCTTTCGTCGTTGACTGGCTGGAAGGTGATGACGTCGCCTTTCTGGTAGTCGCGGTCGTTGAGCCGGATCTCACTGGTTTTCTGCCCGTCCATGATTCGTGTGAGCCATTTTTTGTCGATTTTCAGCGTGTGCTGCATTTGACTAGTCCTTTCTGCCTGGTGGCGAGCACTTGGAAGGTGATCGCCCTGGTGGTGTCGTATAAGGGGAGGCAGAACTGGACGTCCCAGTCTTGTCCTGCTTCCCGTTCGGCTTGTGCTAGGGCTGGGCGGGTGGCCATGTCGAGCCTCCGGTAGAAGATGGAGCGGTCTGATACGTCCAGGCGGGCAGCTTTCGGCTGCGGTGTTGCTATAGTGACCAGGAATGTTCTTGGTTCGATGATGCGTTTCCCTTCGCGCAGGTGCGTGATTCGCTTGCTGAAAATGCTGTTGAGGCAGTGCGCGTGGATGAGCGCGGAGGTGGGCTCTGTGAGTGGGGTGAGGAGCTGTTCGCAGTTGTAGCAATTCACCATTCCCATTCCTTTCCGTGCTTCCGGAGGGTGAATTGGATGTTTGCCCTGGCGTTGTGTACTCGGTTTAAGCTGCTTTGGAGTGCGCGCCATTTCTTCACGAATTCGGGGTCGTGCGGGAGAGGTGCGCCGTTAATGGCGTCGGTGGCTTGGCATAGTGCGCGCTCAGCCATCTTCAGGCGATTTGTGAGCGTGTTCTCTGCTTCTTCGTTGTCCTGGCAGGCCATGTCGACGAGCCACGCGGCCACGGTGAGCATCTGCGATGGTGCGAGTGGAATGTTGATGCTCGTGTCTCCCTGGGAGGCGATCAGGCCGTGACTGTTCGTGTCTGGTGATATTGCCGCGCTTCCTGTCGTGATCGTGAGACTGGTGTCCGATTCCATCACTGCTCCTCCTTGTCGCTGGTGAATGTGCCAATGGCGAGGAGGAAGGCGCAGCCTGCCCACATGTAGGCCGCTGCGGCCTGCACATCGGTGTTGTCCATGTGTGTGAGTGCTAGTAGCACGAAGAGCGCTAGAGCGAGGTGGAATACCGCTGCAATACGGACAGTCCGCAAACGCGGGTGGGTGCTGATATGCTTATTCATAGCTGGTATGCCTTTCTTGGTGTATCTGGGTCCTCTCGCATGTGCCGTGCGAGGGGACTTTTCTTTTACGTGTATGGTCTGAGCCACGAGTTCAGCTCCTTGCCTCTGATGCGGACGCGCTTCCCGGCTCTCACTGCTGGGAGACGTTTCTCGTCAATCGCGGTCTGGACTGTCCAGCGGCCTACTCCCAGCCGCTCGCACACGGCAGTGATGCTGTAGTACTGGCCGGGTGAGAACGCTTCACGCGGATCGTCTGGCAGTTCTTGGCTGGTCATGACGCGACTTTCTCTGTGTCTTCGAGGAGTTTCTTGTCCCAGTCCTTGAGGTAGTGGTCAATGAAATACAGCTGGCCTTTACCCGTGACTTTCGTGGTTTTCGTGATGCGCACCGTGCCGTCAGGCTGCGAATGCGTGGACTCCTTGATCTCAAACAGGTCAAGGTCACGGCTTTTCTGGGTTGGCATGTTCCAGTCGCAGCCCTGGCGTCGTGACAGGTAGCCTCTGGCGCGCAGGTCCTTGAACAGGCGGTTCTGTCCGACTTTCATCCCGTTGTTGTTCAGGATTTTTGCCAGCTGGCCGACGAGGATACTGGTTTCGGCGGTTGCGACCGTGTCAGCAAAAAGGACTTTCGGCGCGTCCTTTTCGGCTTGGGCTTCGAGTTCCCTGCGCCGCGCCTGCTCCCGCTTGAGTGTTTGTGCGAGCTGAATGATCGTGTCAGGATCAGTGAGGGCTTCCTCGATCTTGTCTGGCGTGAGGTAGCCGCCATGCTTGCGGATCGCAGGAAGAACGTCGTGCGTCACCCAACGCTTAAATGCTTTCGCCTCTGGTTTGCGGCTCTTGAAGATCAGCGAGTACAGGCCAGCCTCGTTGACTATGGTCTTGTTTGGGTTGCCCGGAATACCGTCACTAATAGTTACGGTATTCTTCTCGTCCTCATCGAGGTCTGCGGTCGCTTTACGGCTGTTTTCGAGGTTTAGGACGTCGCACACATCCTTAGCGACGAACCACGGCGTACCATCCTCTGTCGTAACCGTGCGAACACTGGTACCCTCATACGTGAAGGGAACTATCTGGTTCATTTTTGATTTCCTTTCTGGCCGTTTAGGCGTTGCACCGCCTAGACGGCTCCTGTCTTATAGGCGGGTATTTTTTCGGGGAGCGTTTTTCACTTGCACGCCTAAGGGCGTGAAGACTTCAGGGAAATCCGCGAGATCGATTTTTGACACGCCAAGTTCGCTGATCAGCTGATCGCGCGAGCCGTCATCACGCATGCCTTTAAGGTCGATAACTGGGTTTTCCGTGTCAGATAGGACTTGTATCCACGTGCTTGCTTTCGTCCACATGAATGCCCATTGCGTGCCGTGCACGACGCCGCGTGTACGGTTGTCACTGCAGAATTTTTTGGCGTCCGCAATGCTGGTGGCGAATCGGATGCCGCTCGAATTTGCTTTCTCGGTGGTCGTGTACACGAGCGCGATTTCGCTCAGCGCGCCTATTCTCGTTACCGGGGCGGGCTCAGTGTCGAATAATGATAGCTGCTCGGCTTTCACGGCACGGCTCCTTTTAGGTCCTTGTGGAGGAAGTCCTCATTGACAAATACGATCGGACGAACCTTTAAGATTTTGGCGGCCTTGATGGCTAACGCCGGGGTCAGGTTTTTACGTCCGTTTTCGATGTTCGATATGTACGGTCTGGAGACGTCGAGAGCTTGAGCTAATTCGTTGGCTGTTATGCCGCGCAGTTCGCGAACGGTACGGAGTGCCTCCCCGCTCCTTTCGCGTTCCTTTTGGTTTCCGTTCATGGGAACTACAGTACCGAATGCGTTCCTATTATGCAAGCGGAAGTTCCGGTGTGGTGCCGATTTGGGAACAGTCGTTTTCTGATTTCGGTTCGTTTTGCCGGTAATTACACGGGTGTAACTGTTCCGAAAGTTCCGAAAGTTTCCTATTATTTAGGTATGAGAAAAGACGGAGCGCAGGAATTGGCAAGATTGGTAAAGCACAATCGCCGGATGTTAGGCATGCACACACAGGCCGATCTAGCCGATGCACTGGGCCTTACTGTCAAAACAGTGGGTAACATAGAACGCGCCGCAAAAGGAAATTATTCTGCCCTTACCCTTGCTCGCTTGGAAAGGCTTTTTGAATGGCCTATCGGAGCGGCTGAAAAAGTTCTAGAAACCGGCGAAGCTCCCGATTTAGAAGCGAAGAGCGCTCCGGTTGGTTTGACCTGGGCCGATTTTGAGGAAGCCTGGGACTCTGTCCCTGTCGGCAACAGCCGAATCCTTAGGGTTTTCGCCGCGTACGATCCTACCAAGGTAGACGACGAAGACCTCGCCCGCATCGCCTTAAACGCTCGCCACTACATGCGAAAAGAACTAGACGAAGCCTCAGGAACAAACGAGGAGCCTAAGCCTGAGCCTGTGACGCCATTCCCCGCACAAGCAGGGCGAACAGCCGATCTTGACACTATCGCCGCTAACCTGCCTCAGGAGGTTTATGGTGGAACACCACCGCCTGACCCTGACGATTACGGCGTGTATGCGCAGCGAGGCGACGTAGAAGCCGAACAAGAAGCCTCCCAGGAACTCCCATAACCACACCCACAAGCAGTCACACATCAGTGCGGAAAGAAGCTAACTATGGCACAACGACAAGCGATCATGGTACGAATTAGGATTCACAAACGCGGAGAACCGGCAGAAAACCGTACCCACTTGCGCCTAGCGGAACACCTCCCAGACTCGCCACTGGAATATGTCGCACGCTTATGGAAAGAAGCAGATGAGGAAACGCTCCTTGACGAGCGGCATTCACGCATCTACATCCCCAGCACCGGTCGTTTTGTTGACGACACCATCATCTTGAAGGCTCAAACAGGAAGCTACGGCGAAAACGGTCAGCTCGTTGATATTCAGACACGCCAACTGACCGCGAATATCGACCCCCAGCAGGCCGCCACTGCGTCATGCCGAATCGGAATCCGAACGGTTGACGAAAAAACCGTACTAGCAGTTGTCGAACAATCACGTAACGGCCACTTCCGACAACCTTTCGAAAAAGCGCTGCGTGCCGGACTGGATAAGAGCTACACGTGGGATTTTGAAACGATTACGCGGGGTGATGTGTGGCTGAAGGAACAAGCTGAGCTTAAGAAAGTCACGGTCTTTCGAGAACAAAAAAGCGCCGACAGTGCGGTCACCGATAGCACTGCCACTGAAGGTGTTCTCAGCTCCTCGTTTAGCCCCGCCAACGAACGCCAAAACTGGCTTCACAAGCTCTTGCGCAAGGAAGTTTCCCCATACGAATTGTTGGCTTTCCCCAACATGGAAGAAGATGACACAGTCAAGCTGGAAGTGACAGACGGAGAACAAAGTAGAACATTTGTTCTTGACGATCCGCGCACACCCCGAACCAGAGAACTTATCCCGACAACCCATGCCGACGGTGTTGCCAGTGATAAAGAGTTTTCCCAATTTTGCGCTAAGGCTGCGAGCGACCTAGAGGACGACACCTATTAGAAACGCTGATTCCATGAGACAATAGAACAAGCGTTCCAAGACGAGGGGAGGGGTACAGTGAAAATCTCGATGCAAGGAATAATCCGCTCCCACATTTCCACGCTCTACAACGCCAGAACCGGGAAAATCAGCACAATCGACATCCTCTTGTTCTACGTTCTCCCAATCCCCACCGGCATCTTCTTGGGTATACTTGCCCCTTCGGAGGCAGCACAAATTCCCCTCACAATGGTGTCAATCCTGGCGGGTTTGTCGTTCGGAACCGTCATCTTTATTTTCGACCTGCGAATGAAACTACGGGACAAGTGGGGACCCAAAGACCGTGTTCTGGCAAACTTTGACGAATTGTTCGCCAATCTTCTGTACAGCGTGTTCATCGCGGTATGTATCGTCACTGTCGCCCTACTTCCCCAAGTTGCTTTTGCTGTCCCTGTAGTGCGAATTGTCTTGTTTATCCTGTGTGTTCACTACGTGCTGACGCTTCTGATGTGCCTGAAAAGGCTCGGTCTCGCTTTTAGAGAGGTAACACGGTAACTCGCGCGTGAACTTTGTTGCCACCATTCAGGGGAAATAAGTAGTGTCGGCTATCCCGTTTAGGGGAAGTCCACCTCCGGAAGACTTATCGCCGACACTGAAAGCGTATCATTCAGCCTTCGTCTGTCTCAAGAAAACCAGCACGCTACCGTCTCCAACTGCACGTGCTTACCGTTACGATCGTGCGCGTGAGTGCTCCATCGTGGGATCAGGTTGTGAGGGAGGCGGCGCGTGAGAAGGTCACGCTGCGCCGCTCACGCCTGCATGGTGCGCGCGGACTATGGGTGCCCGCCAGTCGCACCATCTGGGTGGACAGCCGCCTGCTTGACCATCACGCTGCGCCCACGTTAGCGCACGAACTGATCCACGCGCGCAGGGGAGACGGCGAATGTGGGCCTGCCTCTTCCGCTGAGCGTTATATTGATCAGCGTGTCGCACGCCGGTGGATCAATCGAGATGTTTACGCTGTTCTAGAGGATATGTACGCGGGCGACGCGTGGAGTATTGCAAGTGAACTTGACTTACCGCGTTGGCTGGTAGTCGCGTTTCAGGACTATTTAGGGAACATAAGGTGACCGCATGGAACGCTCATTAGAAAACGGCTCACATGCATTCAATAACGCTTTAGGTTCCCAGATCCGCGCTGAAGCGGCCGCGCATAATATCTCAATTTCTCGTTTGGCCGATCTTATCGGAATGCATCGCACTACGCTTAATCGCTATATCAGCGGCGAGCGTGATATCCCGGCAAAACTCATTTACTCGGCTTCGACGGTTCTCAGCGTTTCACCCGCGGAACTTGTTGAGCGCGCGTCCAGGAGAATGGCACAGTCGCACGCTGGTTGCACGCGCCACCACATGTAAGCCTGTTTGTGCTGGTCACGTGTGGTGTCAGTGCTGTCTCCCCCCATCTCCACTATTAGGACGTTCATTTTGGTACAAAGTGAACGTCCTATTTTTTATGCCATAAGACGTGACGTTTCGCCTTGTCGGGGCAGCTTTATTGCTTTCGGAAGTCTTCTTGGTTAGGTATTTGACTTATCGTTGGCTTGGCACAGTTTGTCAGATTTCTAGAGGCCGGAAGGCTCCGAGAAGCAAGCTACAAAAAATATGTCTATCCGCCAAAAGTGTGCTAGTCGCTAAAAGCTTTGGGGTTTCACAGAATAGATCTATAATTTAGAGCAGCCGTAGAGTAACTGCCCGAAGCCAGACCTTCTAAATTAAGCAATAAAAGTTGTCATGTTTTTTGCAGACATTCATTCCAAATCACCGTTGATGGATGATTTGATTACCAAAAAATCACGTATGCATAAGAATTTCAATAGCTAAAATGTATTTAATGAACGTCTAGCTAATGTGTTTTATCTGTTTAGCTATATTCCTGTAGCTGTCACCACCTACCTGAGCTCAACGGGCTGGTTTTCTGGATGACGTAGTGGTACTTTGAGGGGAATAGATTTAACTAGCACACTGGACAGGAAGGTCTAATGCGCAACTTCAAGGACAAGCCCGGTTTTCTTGAAACGTTCGCCGGCAGAGCGCTGCTTAAACCAGCTCATCTTCTTACAGAACTACTGATCCTAACCTTGGTCTGCGCTTTGGGCTTCACGCTATCGAGCCCGTCTATGGCTCATGCCGAGGATCTACAGAGTAGCTCCCGGGATGACGAACAAAGCGCCAGTCCGACGCCGGTAAGCACTCCAGAAGTTGTAACTGATACCCAGTCTGGCGATGGTCTAGAGATCGGACCGGAGACTGTCGATCAACCCGTGCGTCAATCAACTTTACCGGCACCGACCATTCGCAAGGTCTTTTACGACGCCACAACTATTTCCGGCGCTAATGTACAACGAAAAAGAGTTGGTGGAAAGGTTAAAAGGTCGACTGTATATGTGACCCTAAAAGGTAAGGATGGCAACGAAAAAGCCACTGTTTCTGTTACCCCTAAAAGTGGAACAGCTTGGACGGTAAGTCTACCTAACGGCGTTAAAGTTGCACCAGGTGATACCGTCACTGCCTATCAAACTTTGGATGGCGCTACATCTGGTGTGGTGACCGCAAATGCTGAGCCATCCATGGCATTCTCGAATAAAGACAAGATCAAAATGCCGGTAGGAGAAATCTGGATTGAACACCCGGACGCTAACCTTGTAAATAATGATGAGCAAGCAGAAGCTATTGAAATGCTGAAGAAAGCTAATCCGGACATTGCGAACGACTTTAACCTTGACAAAATTAAATTCTCTATCGATTACACGGACCATGCCTACTATGAAGTGACCTATACAGATGGATCAACCTCCGGAAAAATTGAAGCTCCGGACGTAATAATCAAACAGGTAACGGAAACATCTGTGGCTCCGATAATAGGAAAAGTCCAGGTGACAGACGGGCAGATTATCGTTACATTTGCTAAAGAAGTTGCCCAAGGAACAAAATTTAGTTTTGTCAAACAATTTACCGATGGAGAGGACAGGAATTTTTCCCAAAATGGAAGCTGTATAGTGGACAAATCTAACTCACAAGAGATGTCTCAAGCAGTAACCGTTGACGGCAAAAAAGTTACTTTCCCAATCACGGATAAGGTTAACGATTTAAAACTCGGAACAGAGTTCGGTATCGTTGTCAAAGAGCCACATAAATTCCGTTCTTGCGCGAAGTCTGAGCCGGTAATAA